CCAGACACCTTGCCGAAAGAGCCTACAATGTAGCTGGACAGGATATTAACCTAGCTATGCAAAAGCTGGTTAAGGGCAGTCCTAAGGTAAGTAAACAAACTTTAGGACTGAGCCAACATGAGTTGGAACAGGAAATGTTCCGTCGCCTATCAGTCAGTGTTGAGGATGTTTTAGGATTAAAAACTATCCTGACTGATGGCTCCTTACAACAAGGTGAAATAATGAAAATTCTTAGGAAGGCCGACCATCTAACACCTAGAGCCAAGGCATTAGGAGAGCAACTGATATATGAAGGTAAGGTATTCAATGCCTTACCAATTAGACCAAAGATTGTGGGTTGGGATAAGATACGTTGGGGTGAAGGAGTTACACCTGATTTGCAAAAGGTTATAAGAGATACTGTAGATGATTTGCCAATACAGGTGAGGTCTAGTTTGGAAGGATTTGAAATAAATCCTGATGCTGTAAGGGCTGCAGGAGAGACTATATCAGCCTATTATGATTCTGCCAGTAGGATGATTGTTTTCAAATCGGCGGAGCACATTCAGAGAAGGACAATTCTCCATGAGGTTGCTCATGGTTTGGCTGATGACTTACTTGACCTAAACGATGTGGACTTCTTTGTTGCATTTGCTAAGGCGCATGGTAGCACTGTAGATATGTCTGAGGCAGTTGTATCAGGCTTGGTTAAGGAGTTGGAGCATTCCAGAATTGCTCCAAGTTTTACGCATCCCCAGGGAAGAAAGTTACATGAACAGTTTGCTAGGGATTTTGCTAAGTATGCTGATGAACCTAATAAGTTGAAACCAGAGGTCTTGAACCTGTTTGAGGACAAGTTTCCTAAAGTTGGCACAGGTATCGACCCTATTGATGATTTTGTTAGACAAATCTCCGATGCTGCCATAGACGACCTTAGGCGTTATCCATTTGAAGTGTCTGATTCCTTCCGTCATGTAGCCAATGAAATAGAAGTAACACCAATTAAAACTAGGAACAACCTGATGGAGATATTTACCCATTATGAAACTGTGTCTGAGACAGCCTCATTTGTTCCTCACCGTTTAATGTCTCAAACTATGGAGGATGCTGACCTATTATACAAGGCAGGCAAGTTTGGACAGATAGACCCATTATGGCGTAAGGCCAGGCAGGAATTGTTAGACACTATGGAGGACATAACCTCTAGTCTGGGAATAATTAAAAATAAAATCCTGGCTAACAGTGAGAAATTAACCTCTAAACAGCGTGTGGCTATGGAGTCCGTCCTAGAACGGTCTGAGGCTAGTAATATAATAAGGGAAACCACATTAAGGCAGGATGGACAGCTCCTAGATGATTTCTTTGCCTTGCCTAAGGCTATGAGGACTCCTGAGGAATACACAGCCCTTAGGTCATATAGGGCAGAACTTTGGGAAAATTACCGAATGGAATCTGCCATACCTAGTGCAGGTGAGTTTATTACCCGCAGAGACCTGTCCCAACTCTACCACAATCTACCAGAACCTAAGCTGACTCCTGTTAATGCTACTGGTAGGGCATTATCTACCCAGGATATAGCCAATGTATTTGGTGTTAATATAGATGGACTGGCTAGTGGTATGCTGGATAATATAGCCATGCACGGCAAGCCTTACTTTATCCAGTTGGTGAAACAGTCAGCGGAGAGTAGACCTCATATATTCAAAGGTTTTACTGAGGAAAAAATAGCCCAGGTATACGACAATATACTGGCTCAGGCTAAGATGCGTCCTGATGTGGATATAATGGCACAGAAAATCCTCCAACAGTCTGAGAATGTAAAACAGGAGCTAATTAGCCTTAAAATGAGACATTCCTTAACTCCTAATGAGGAGATGGCATTACATGGTTGGATAGATAATGCTGCTGCTGGTAGGGAGAAAGTAATAGGTAAGAAGGGTTTAGTAACCCAAGACGATTGGAATAAACTTCGTCAAGAATCCTTAGACGAAGCCAATAAGGATTACTATAAAGCCTTTGCCGATTACACCAATGAGAATATTATTGGTGCTACCATGAAGATGATATATCCTTATTGGACTTACCATGCCTATCGTTGGTTCTTCCTAACCCGAACAGCATTGAGGCATCCAGGTGTCCCAGCAGCGTGGGGTAAATACCAAAACTATAGTGAGTATGGATTTCAACCTACACCAATTCCTAATATAGAAATGAACCCATTTATTGGTAGTGTTATGGGAACTACCTTTACACTGACTAGGTTTGATTTTGCCAGCTATTATGAGAACCTTGGTTTTGCAGGTGAGGTATTAGATTATACCCAGCGTTGGGGATTCTTCCCAGGCATACATATTATGGCTCCTATTGTCTTAACACCCTACTTCTCAGGTCGCCCGATAGAGCTTGGTGAAGTCATGCCTCCAATAGCTAGGTCAGGTATAAACCTCCTAGTTGCCTCTGATATTCCAGGAGTGGCATCATCTGCCAAGTGGTTAAAGGATAAAATATTCCATGAAAACTTCCATGAGTATTATACAACCACAATCCTTGATAATAAACAGGTAGAGGCAGAAGGTACTCTAATTGAAGGACAGACAGGTACAGACCTGTGGTTTAAGAAACTCAGAGGAGAGAAATTCACTGACGAGGAGCAACAACTTTGGGATGAATCTTACAAGGATGCTGCCCTTATTGGATTGCTTCGTACCCAGTTCCCTCAATTCCGCCTCCGCACAGAGGATTATAAAGAGGCTTACAAACAGGTAACTAAGTTATTTGAGGAACATCTTGGTATGTCAGAAGCGTTCCAGAAGGAATTGTGGAGGCACCACCAGCGTCCTACTGACGTGGTTGGTGGGTTACCATTAGACCTAAGAATGGCTTTGGATGAACTTTGGGAGTGGAAGGTTTACTTTGGTAGAGGAACTATACTAATGCCACCAGAGGTAGCTGACTTGAAGTCCTTGATAGATAAGTATTGGGAGAGGGTTAAGGATTATCAGGATGATAGGTTAGTATTACAGGCTGATATTGACCAAGGTTTTATATATCCTACAGAGGAATTGCATTTTACTGGTAGAGAATGGCGTGTGGAATATGCTAAGAATTGGGGTGACTATTCCTCCAAAACAGAGAGATTAAAGGAGGAGAAGGAATTTGCTGATGCTGTGGAGGCTCTGACACCTGAGGGTCAGGTGAAGTTAGCCAAGCGTCTGGGATTTAATGTACCTCCAACATATCCTCTAGATGAGGCTATAAACCTGTATTTTGATATTAAACTGGAAAAATACACTGACCCTTACACTGGTGAGGAGGATTGGGACTATCTAACCTTCTGGTTAAAGCGTGAGGCTGTTAGGATGGCATTAACTGAGGAACAACGGACAGAATTTGATGCCTACATCCGTAGATACCAAACTCCTATGGAAGTGTCCTTCCGTTATATTTACAATGCCTACATTAGAGGCTATAGGGCTTCGGATAGGATTATATTTGAGTCCTATAGTGAGGAGCAAAAGGCTATAATCAGGGAGTTTTATGCTGATACAACCACGTTAATACGCAAAGAGGAAATCAGGGAGATACTTAGTCCTGTTACAGGCAGGAAACTCATTGCCGAGTATGAGTCCAAACGTAGTGATGCTAGATTATCCCTTAGGCAGGTATCCCCAACCTTAGACTTCTACCTATATGTATTTGGGTATATTAGCAAACCTAGAACTCCAGAAGCAAGGGTTATGATAGATAAGTGGGAGGCTGATAGGTCTAGTATTTTATTAGGACAGGCTGGTAAAAAGCTAACCGTGCCAGTTACACCTGCTAAACCTTCAATAGAAGAGGAGTTAATGAGACCTAAAACTGAAGCTCCGCCTTCTAAAACAATTTCTGAATCCCTATCCTGGTTAAAGTCCGCCCGTAGTGCTCATGCAAGTTGGATTCAAGATGTCAAGCGTATTTTTGGAAAAGGTAATCCAGAAGCGTTTGACAGGGAATGGATTAAAAATTATGATGATATTATAACTATACTCCAAAAACTATCCAAAGACCCAAAGACAGTTACCGAGGGAGAAATTTATTGGGCAGTTATGACATTGAAGAGGGATGTTATGTTCCATAGGGAAAGTATTAAAGGTGAATACGGTGGGTCTGAATCATTCCACAGAAAATGGATAAGTAGGTTTGAGGAACTTGCTGATGCTCTTGAAAGGTTGAAATAGGTAGAGTATATAATTAAGTAACTAATACTATATACTATAATAAGTATACCAAATCTAGTTTTTATGTAAAGCTTGACAAGCGTTATGTTAACTGCTATAATAGGAGTATAGAGTAAAAGGAGGTCTAATCATGGCTGAGAACTTTACCTTTAACCATGATGGTTCCGTTGACTTGCAGGTGGAAGGTAACACAGTCCGATTTGTCAAGGAATCTGATTTGTTAGCGGTGAAAGGTGGCTCTGAGCAGAAGGAGAAGGATTGGGAAAACGAGAAAGCCTCATTCAATACCCAACTAGCAGAGGCTAATCGGCTCAGGGATGAGTCCAATGCAACACTTTTGCAGGAGCGGGCTGCTAAAGAGCAGTTGACAACCAAGTATGGTGACTATGACACTCAGAAGGTTAGAGTGGGTGAGCTGGAAACTGAAGTAGGCACTCTCAAGGAGGGTGTTGGCAAGTTTGAAGAGGAGCTTGCTGGACGGATACGCCATACCCTAATAATGTATAATGGTGCATCCGAGGAAGCGGTGAAGGATAAAACTTTACCTCAGCTCAGAAATCTTGAGGAAGCTGCCAGAGTATTTGGTGATGGTAATAAGAATAAACAAGGAGTACCAGCCAGATACGACCCTGGCACAGGAGGCCCTAGTGGTGGAAGTGTTCCTGAAGCTCCGTTGGATAGAGCCAACAGGATACTTGAGGACCACGACGCCAAGAAGGGCAGAGCAAGAGTAACATAAGGAGGTAAAGTTAAATGGTGAGTAGTGGGGGACATTGGAAGGATTTATCTGAAGCTCAGAAGTTAACCCAGAGCCATAAAATACCAGGTGTCTTTGAGGAGGATGTCAAGCGTAACAACCCTATAGAAAGGTTGCCAGTCGCCCAAGCCGCAGGCACGGGACTCAAAATAGAGTGGTTAAGGGAAAGCACAACCACTGAGGCGGCTGTGTTGGAGTCCTCTGTTGGAGACCAGTTAAGTTGGAGTGAGGATGTAGACTATGACCAGGTGGAGTCCACCTTGAGGTATGTTTATATCCAGAGGAAGCTAGACCGCTACGTCCAGAACATCTATGGAACCTACAATGACTATCGGGCACAGGTGCTCCTGGAGTGTGAGAAGGGTTTGAAGCGTAGACTAGGCGACCGAATCATCTATGCGGATACTACCTATGGTGGAAGTCCAACCCAGTTTGATGGTCTCCATGCGTTGGTAGCCGAAAGAGGTACACCAAACTCTGCGTCAGTGTTGACTAATTCAGACCTTAACCTTGACCAGGAGGGCACTACAGGTCTCAGCCTTGCCTTACTTAGGCGGTTGATTGATGCTATGAAGTTTGGTTGTGATGAGATTTGGGTTGCGCCAGCACTCGGTATCCGTATTGATGCAGCCTATTCAGAGAGGGGAATTTGGTCTACCGATACCCTTTACTCTCATGGTGATATTAGCCTGTTGACCAGAGGCTTGAACGAAATTGGTATGCCAATCCTGTTTTGGATGGGTATACCAATAGTTCGTACCGACTACCTATTGAAGACCGAGTTGACCAATACTGGTACTGGTCTTACTGAGAACATAAGGGCTGCTACTGGTGGTGATGAGTCATCCCTCTTTGGTGTTAGGTTCGGTAATGTGCTGGCTAGGGAACCTGGTATCACATTTGCCTATGGTGGTACTGAAGGCGAGGGTGACCTTTATGAACTTTGGACCTGGGACCGCTTGGAAGATTACAATGCTAGTGGGATGAGGTTAGATTCCTACGGCTCGGTGCTTCTAGGCTCAACCATGTGTCTAGGCAGAATCCACGATATAGCGGAAGCTGCTGTAGTAGCATAGTGAGTGGAAACTCAAAAGGAGGAAAGTAATGGTTCAATTTAGCGGCAAGGTAATGTCCGTAGGTGGCAATAAGCAACTCAGCCAGGCTGATGCACCTTATAGGATAAACAGTAGAGACTATGCCCTGACCACTGGTGAACATTGTGGGATTCAGACCAAGCCAAATATATCTGTAGGTGGAACTACAGGTATAACTGGTATTGAGACATCCCCGAGGTTCGCCGCTGGTATCGTAGGTGGTAAGATAGTTGGCATAATGTCCAATCCCATCTTAAAGTCATCTTCGGGCTCACCTGGTGGCAACTGTGGGCCTATGAGGTGTTTTGAGGGTAAGCTGGAGACAGGTGTTCATTGTACCAGAACCGTAACGGTGATGGCTGTGCTTGAGGCGATGAGTGATGTGCGTGGAACTGTAACCCAAGGCCCAACAGTTATCCTGGTGAATAAGGGTGATTATAAGGCCTGGGAGTCCGTCATGGAGCTTAAAAGCACTGAGTCCCTGGTTTGGCATGATACCGATACTGCCGTTGGTGGTACTGCTGCTGGCTATTTCAAGGTAATCGTCAACGGTAACAACAGGTATGTCAAACTCTACTCCGATGCACCTTCTGCCTAAATCTAAAATAGTGGGAGGTGGGCAACTGCCTCCCACTAGCTAAGGAGAAGTAATGGGAGCACCAATCCTTAAGCAACTTGAGAAAGACCAGCAAGACCTGAAGGATGCACTTTCTGAGCAGGAGGAAATAGTAGCCAATGCCCAGGCCACCATCCTTAGGCTTGAAGGTGCGATTGTTTATATCACCAAATTCATAGAGCATATTAGGGAGAAGAGACCAAAGGAGACAAAGGAAGATGGCTGAACAAGAAATGGAAGTAACCTTTAAATGGGAAAATGATGTTTTCTTTAGTATGAGTACCAGGAAGAATCAGGATGAGAGGATAACTGATATTAGGATTGAGGAAAATGCCCACATTGATACTATTTGGTCAGCCATACAATCAGCCTGTATTGGTAGGGTAAGTCAAATCCTATCTGATATAGGAAAGGAGATGAAGGAATAATGCCACTCGCAGTTGAGAATTTAACACCAGATAGTTCCATAGTTTCCATTAGGGAGGCAATAAGCGAGTCCATAGCCCAGTGTATGAGGGAAGGTGGACGGGAACAGAAACAGTGTGCTGCCATAGCCTATGACATAGCCAGGGACAAGACTGGTAAGAGTTTAGGCGAAGGTACAGCTAGATGAGGAGATAATTATGATTGCAGCTAATAAAACCAGATTAACCGAGGCAGGTAATATCAAGGCTAGTCCTGGTATGTTGCATTGGTTAATTGTCTACAACAATGATGGTGACCCCAGATATGTAATACTCAATGATGCCACCAGTGGTACAGGTAGTCAGGTAGCCACGTTTAAGGTAGCCAGCAAGCGGACAAGGGTATTTAGTTTTGACCCACCTATACCCCTTAATGTTGGTATCAGGATAGGAACTTTTGAAGAGAGTGCTATGGAAGTAACTGGTGGCTATAGTTAGGTGGTAAATGAGGACTATCAGTTCATCCTTACAAGCTGCTCAGGAAGCAGCCTCAGGAACTCCTTTTGTTGGATTGATATTCCGCAATCCTGCAGGTGGTTATGTCAACTACACCGACAGGAAGAAGTTGGTAGAACACCATGAGGAACCTTATAATGATTGGGCTATTATCCTCCTTGACAATAGTGATAAGGCTGTTGTAGACCTGACAGGCTGGCACATCCAAATATGCTATGGACACAGTGGTGATTGTGTCCAAACTCCTCGTTTATGGGTTAAGTCCCAGGCTGAAATTTCCAGAGAAGGAAAGCTGGCAGTAGCAGTATCCTTAGAAGGAGCATGGTCTCTCATGGGAGAACAGATGTTGAGGGTTGGTAGCCCTCCACTATACAATGACCAGCCTTACACCACCCAAACTGTTTATAGTATCCTACGAAGCCTCATAGTAACGGAGCTGGTAGCTGCTACTGGATTTAACTTCTCCCTAAGTTCTCTGGGAGACCAGGATGATGGCATAATCAATACCTTTGTTCCTCAGTTTTCCCCAAACCAAGTAGCCTTTGATGATTTTAATACCTTAGTCCAAGTCCTGATGGCTATGACTATGTGTTATTTGAGGGCTAGGACTGGGCTGGTTTTCCAAATAATCTATCCTCATGAGGATGATGAGGTGAATGAGAGCTATTACTCCTACAAAGCCCATTACTTTTTTGAGTATGTGGAATCAAGGAATATTATTGTTCCCAACCATGTCATAGTGTTTTGTAACCAGCAGGAGGAAGGTTGGGTAGCAGAACTTATTATTACTGGTGAGGCGCAGGATACTGCCCAGATAGATAAGTATATGGAGGTTATTGGACTATATACTGCACCTACAATAACCAGCCAAACTGATGCTACCAACAGGGCAAATGCTATCCTATCCAAACTACAGGCTGAGATTATGTCTGGCAGGCTAGTAATCCCACATGATTGTAGGGTGGAGTTGTATGATAGAGTTAAGGTTTATGATACGAGGGGAACATAGATGGCTATACCAGGATTAGTTGAAATTGGTTTGTCTTATGGAGGTAGTTCTATCCTCAATCAGGGCATGATTATCAGAACTCCTAATGGAGACCTGTATGCTTCGGCTGGTACTATGGGAGCGAACAACAACCTTGACCCAACAGAAGAAAAGCCAATAGACATTTGGTATTCCAATGATGATGGTGCTACTTGGGTAGTAAGCAAGGAAATCTATGTGGATAGTGCTACAGATGAGGATTGGCTGTTTGGTGGTGGTTTTGGTGGTGTCTGTATAGCCAGCGATAGTGATGGGTATGTCCATATAGCCTTTGGGATTAGGAGAAAAGGGGTAGTAGCCAAGTCCAATAATGTAGCCATATATATGTGTGGAAAGCATGGAGATTGGGGAGGAATATATAATATATATCAGGTAGACCTTGAGGGCTATCCACTTGATGCTCGTCCTAGAGTAACAAGTTTGGCAGTTGATAGTAATAACCTAGCCCATTTACTTTTTTCCTACTCCTTAACAACTGCCAGTTACGTCATTGAGCATCTTTGGGACCCTGGTAGTGGTTCATTCTCACATGAACTTGTCCATGGGCATAGTTATAGTACCTGTAGCAACAGGTTGGTTATTGATGGTAATGATACAATCCATGTGACCTATGGTATCTTAGCTGAGGAAAAGTGGTACTACAAGCAAAAGGCTATTTCTGGAGGCTGGGGTAACACTATTTGGATTGGTATGGACTCACCAACCACATGGTATTATGGGCCAACCATAGCTGTGGATAGTGATAATACCCTACATTTAGCTATGTGGTCCACTGGGAAATACAGGCAGCGTTCGGAAGCTGGGGTATGGAGTAGTGTAGAGCAATTTGCAGATGCAGGTTATGGCATTGGGCCTGGTATCTCTATTAGTGAGGATGATATTGTCCATTTAATTATCCAAGAGGCTGGTGGTGACGTCTGTATCAGGCAGAGGATAAGTGGGGTATGGAGTGAGGAGGAACGTTGGACTGGTACTGCAACAAGTCATGGAGTTTGTTTCCTCCATAGTTACTATCCTAAGATAGGCAGTCAGCATATTAACATATTGGAGACAGGCTGGTCACTCCATATCCGATTTGGGCATGAGAGAAGTTATTATCTAGGTGACTTCACCAAAGATGCTTATGTTACTACTGACCCAGCCACCTTAGTTGCTGGAACTTCAGCTACCATCAATGGCACTTTGGTTTATGATGGTGAGGAAGATTGTGCTTGTAGTTTTGAATGGGGATTAACCACGGATTATGGTAGCACAACCACACCAGAAACCAAGAATACAGGTGAAACCTTCTCCTCCGGCCTAACTGGATTATCACCTGGCACAACCTACCACTTTAGGGCTAAGGCTGTCAATAGTGCTGGAACATTCTATGGTATTGATAGGACCTTTACAACCATTGGTGATGTTTTTCCTTCTGTAGCTACTACTAGAGTATCCAGTTTGATTCACCGTTGGGTTCCAGGTAGCTATACTCTGGAGATGGTGTTGGGAGGACTGACATCCGATTTTGGTTTAGTAGTTCCATCAGGTAAACCAACTCCAGTGATACCAACATTACCTGTTTGTAAGGCTGATGAGGTGTTGAGTTGGTCTTACGAGTTAGGTTACTTCTGCATACCTAAAGCAGATATTCCACCAGGAAAGTATTAAAATGAGGGATAAGACAGGAAAAAAGTATAAGAGTTTTGAGGACTTGGAGAGGCGTTGGCCAAGGATACCAGATGGTATGCTGGCTCAGATATTATTTGAGGCAAGGATGCCCATTGGTATATATGGAACCACTATGTATGGAATGTGTGCGTATGGGATACAATATGGTTATTATGGTGTAGGTTCTTATGATGATTGTTACTACCAATCTCCATTAGATGGAATTTATGGTACAGATAACTATGGTGATTGTAATTATAATTAAAGGAGGTGTATTATGGCAAGGGGAACAGCAGTAGCGGCGGGTGAGTTAATCACCCACACCAAGATGAACTTAAAACAGGAGGACTATGAACTGGTAGATGATGAGGAGTTGGTCCTTGGCACAGGTGATGACTTTAAGGTGGATTTTGATGGCACCAATATAGTAATCACCCTAGCCTCACAGTTTAGTATTACCTGCACAGGTGGACACCTTGCATTGGAGACTGTGGAGGATACCAAACGGATTAGGTTGAACTGTAGAGATTATGAGGCTACCAGCGGTGACATTTTTGCTTTTGATGTTAGACCTAGAGCCAATGCTAGTGGCACCCAAACAATCCATGGTATGTTTTTGGGGCCAGGCTATAATGATGGAGTGGCTGGTGCAAACCTTATCGGACTGATAGCTGATTGCTACCTCAAAGGTACTTCGGGTAACCTCAGTGGAGATATTAGGGCTGTTCAAGGTCAGGTAACTGATGAGAATAGTGCTGGTAGAACCATAGATGGAGTTACTTCCATGTTTGATGCTTGGCAGCAGTTGGCTGCTCATACCTTTACTGGTGGTGTCTGGGTAATAACTGTTAGAGCATCAGGCGGAGCCACTCCTTGGTCAGGATTTGCTACATTTCCTGACGATGGTGCAATAGCCAGTGATGGTGAGGACAAGTCTGGTGGAACTGTAGGTTGGATTAAGGTAAAGATTGGTAGTAAGACTGGTTATATCCAAGTTGAATCATTATCATAGGAGGTAATTATGGAGTTAGATGTAAAGGTGGAAATACAGAAACAGTTGGAGGATGTTGCTACCCTTGATGCCCAGCTACAACAGTTGCAGGCACAGAGGAAGGCAGTGTTAGAGGAATTGTTCAGGAAGCAAGGCATCATACAATACCTACAGAGGATGGATGGTAGTGTAGAGACAGAGGTGGATATAAAGGAGGAGTGATGCTAGAAATACCACCACTTAGAGAGGCTGATGTTCCTAGGAAATATAAGTTGGTTAAACCGTCTGAGGCTGGGTTGGAGGTTATAGTTAGAAGATTGGAGAAGGCTCTTAGCCAGCCTGTAGATACTAGGAGACCAAGATTCCCTGCTGTGGGTGAGGACATAGCCCAAAAGATTAGGAGGTGAGCCATGAGTTTTGATACCCGCTACATAGGTGAATACCAAACAGAAATTTGGAGAGATTTGAAAGGTGATGTAACTCTTTGGACCAGCACCGAAATAACCAGGTGTGTGGAAAGGGCTGTTGATGACCTTAGTAGGTTCTATCCACTAGAGGCTGTCTATGAGCATACCATAATCCAAACCGTTACTGATGAGGAATGGGATGCAGATGATACTCCTGGAGAATATGTATCGTTGGCTTATAAACCTATAAAGCCTGAGTCCGAGACGGTTAAGGATAGTGCTGGAAAGGCCTGTACCAGAGATACCGATTATACCATAGATTATATCAACGGTAAAATAACCCATATTAGTGGCAAGGAAATAGATAATGGTGAGGAGGATTGTACCATTAGCTATAAGAAGGATACTCTTGGTATAGACCTGTCAGCCATCATTACCAATATGACAAGAGTGGTTCATGCGATATATCCTGCTGACAAGGTTCCCCAACAGAAAGTGTCCTATAATATCTGGAATAATTTTATGTATATAGGCAGCCAGAAAACAGGAGAGTCCCAAATCCAACTTATAGATAAGGAACATATAGCCATCTATTATGAGAAGCCTCATACTGCTCCATTGGCTGCTGCTGCTCCTAGCTATCCAGCCTTCCTGGATGAGGTCATCTGTAAAGGTGCTGCTGCCTATGCTTTATTGATGAAGGCTATCCAATATGAGCATCAGGCAGTTGAGGACATAGCTTATGTGGATGATGCATTGGACAAAGTTACCCTTGAAATGACTGCTTTGGATGGTGAGCTATCCGATGCTGTGGATGTTTGGACTGCTGAAAATTCCATGCTGACGGATGCGTCAAATGCCCTAAGTGAGGCTGGAAGCCTTCTAAGTAGCGGTGAACCTAAAATAAATACTGTCAATGTTGGTGATAATGTTCCTGAACTTTATAGGGATTATGCCAATGTCCAGGTGGCTATAGCAGAGAGAGCCTATTTAATAGCCAGAGCCCATGAGCAGAAAAGGGCTGATATCCTCACCGAAGCAGCCAGGTACACAGATAAAGCTGATGCTTGGAACACAGAGGCTCAGAACCGAATAGCTAATGCAGGAATGTACCTAGAGATAGCTACTAGGTGGAGGCAGGAAGGACTAGAAAGGCGTAATGAGTTCTGGTCAATTCTCCGAGACAAGGCTGAATATAGGAAACGGCTATCAACCACACCAGTTACACAGCCAGCCTAGCCAAAGATGTGGCTCATAGGCTGGGAGGCTCTTGGAACGGCAACACCAGGAGCCTCTATTGTGTCCTTTTCCATACAGTAGTTTTTATGCCGTCTGGATTGGTAACTGATACTTGTTGGAATTGTAATTCCTTCACGGTTATTGGTACACCTTCATCATCCACATTACTATATATGGTTTTATTGGGTATTGGTATGGATAGGTTGAGAGTATTTGTCTGGTAGGGTAAGTCCTTAATATAACTACCTATAGGTATTAGTTCTAACACACTATTCCAATGCTCCTTTGGTATCTCATTCCATAATACAACTCTAACATCCATTATCCCTATCTCCTGATGAAAAATCTTCCATGAGTTGGACAGTGGTAATTGGCTCCGCCAGTGGTTTTATTAACCCTCTTACAGGTCTTATGGCAGTTTGGACAATATTGATGCCTTGGCATATTTGGTAACCTCATACTACTCCCACCTTTCCAAATATTTTATCTCCACTGGTGTCCTGAATGGAGCTATACTCTCCAATGGCTTGAACCTATAATCAGGGATAAAGCCATCAACCAACAACTCATCATGTACCTGTAGAACCATTGGCAGGTCTTTACACATTATCAATCCTCTTTTCAATATCTCTGCTGCACTTCCTTGGATAGGATAATTCACAGCCTTCCTCTGTATACCATCCAACCTTTCCTCATCCAATGCTGGTAGCCTAAGATTCCTACCAAACAAGGTTCTAGCTCTACAACTATTGGTAGCGTTATGATGTATGGTATCAATCCAATCTCCAACACCAGTATAGAGTTGGAACATACCCTGCTTCAATTGTTTGGCTCTATTCAATGACCTAATGTGGGCAGTCTCCATTAAGGTTTCATCAGTGGCTCCATAGATTAAAGCAAAGTTTACATTTTTGGCTATCCTCCTATCAATACCTAGGAACTCTGCTGTGGATTGGTGAATGTCCCCACCAGTTTCAAAGATGTGGAGCATTTCCTTATCCTGTGAGAGGTAGGCTAATATCCTCAATTCTAGCTGGCTCCAATCCATGTCTGTAAATATTCCTGAATCAGGTAGTATTATATTCCTACAGTTGGTTATGTTGGATTTCTTACCAGGTATATTTTGCATATTCCTATCTGTGCTGGATGGTCTGCCTGTAGCAGCATCCAGATGAAAGTGGGTAGTAGCTCTATCCTCCTTAGCCCAAGGTTTAATATAGGTAGATAGGAGTTTGGAGTGTTTCCTATACTGCAATACTACAGAGGCTAATGGGTCATCCATCTTCTCCAATATTTCCTCAGCCGTGGATAAACTTCTTCTACCATAACCTTTGGTGAAGGGTAGTTTAGTGAAGTAGGAATAAGCTCCTCTATTGGCTAATATGTATGCTACCTGTTGAGGAGAACCAGGATTAAATCCAACCTCTTCACAGATGGATTTATAATAATCTGCCTGGTCAGTTAGTTCATCCTCTACCTGTTGTCTTTTTTCCTGGTCAATTAACAATCCTCTATTGGACATTTCAATCATTATAGGTATGGTCTGCATTTCAATATCCAGATAGTTATGGTCTGTGTCCTCCCAAAGGTCATAGTATAGTTTGAGACTGGCTCCACTATCCTGCATACATTTCTTAGCCATAACTGCTTGGTCAACATCCAGCGTAGTGCCACCTTTTGGTAGATACTCAGTAACCTCATGCACTTCCATTCCATGTATCCAGGACAACTCAACCAACCTATTAAACTTGTGGCAGAGGAGTCTAGCCATAACATTGGTATCTTTAACATTGGTGGTATCCACCTCATACTCTCTCAAGGCTGACAAATCAAATAAGGCATTGTGGAATACCTTGGTAATGGATGGGTCTTTCAACAGGTGCCAAGGAGTGGCTGGAGATGGTTCAGGGAATAGGACAAAATAGAAGCTGGTCAGAGGTTTAACAGATATACCTACACCAATGGCTATGCGTTCTTTGAGGCTGATAGTTTCTACATCTATGCCTACCAACTTAGGTTTGGAATCAATAAGGTATTGTTGGTATATTTTGCCATGTGGAGGCTCTTCTCCATAATAATAGAAACCCTTTTGTGGGTCGTGAGCAAAATTCATTCCTTAACCTTCTTATGGCACTTGTTTTCACCACTGACAATGCTCCATAATGTCTCCCTTAATATATTTTCCTCCTCAGTAAATTTTTGTCCAACTCTATTCACAGGAAAATGTGTGATAACCTTAGCCTGCATAATTTTCTCAACCAGGTAGGGTAAGATATTCTGGCATAGTTCTTTAGCCTGTTCGCCATTTACCACCCACTTATATAGTGGTTTATTATCTTTGGATGTTTCAACTAGGCAACCACCTATAGTTTGTTTTAGCCAAACTGGCACTTTAGGATTTCTCATACAAACTTGTATAGCTATCCTATAACCACCTTTCCACCTATTTACTCCTATAGAGCCATCACCATCAATAATTCCAGCAATATAAGCCAGTTCGGTATTTTTCATATCACACCTCCAAGTTGGCGTTAGGGTCATGGACAAAGTGCATTGGTTCCTCCTACTA